TTCTGCGCGTTAAGCCAGAACTTCTCGACATTGGCATGGGTGATCAGCTTGTTGAAGAACAATGAATCGACCACTGCCTCTACGCCGCTGGTGGTTTCGCCCTGCAGCTTGGTCATCGTGTGATCGACCACCTCCTCGCATTTGGCGCGAACGTCCGTGCCGGCCGTGCCCAGAACAAAATCTACTTCCTTCTTGGTGATGCCGAAGACGGTGTAGAGATTGTAGAGCGTCTTGCCCTTGCCGTCCTTGATCAGGCCATTGAGCGCGCCCAAACGAATATACTCCAGCGTGATCGAATGATTGCGCCGGATGACGTCGAGCTTCCTGGCCGTCTCGCGGTCGACGGAACGCTGGTCGACCTGGCCATTGAAGACCTGCAGCAACCCGTCGACATCGCCGACCGCGATCTTTTCGAGATGCGGGAAATGCGGGATCTGCAGGATCACGCCGCCCTCTTCCTCGCCGCCACCGACGGCGCCGGGCGAACCGGGTTCCTCGGCAGACAGCACGTGAATCTGGCCATTCCTGTAGTCGACGCGGACAAACCGCGAACCGATGGTTTCAATGGGAAAAAGCCCGAGCGCATTGATCAGGCCGAACTCGTTCGGCAGCCGGTTGACCTCCTGGGTCAGGTCCGTGCTGGTGTAAAGATATTCGAACATGGATAATCTCCTGGTGACGCGGGCATTGCCTGCGCATGGTCGATTGGATGGATGAAGCCGGCGCGGTCGAAACCGCGCCGTATTGCGCGCGTCAGCGCTGGATGATTCCGAGCCCCTTGAGCATTTCGATGCCCTTGGCCTTGTTCGCGGCGCTGATACCGTCAGGCCACGCGATGTCTGCGACCGATACGATGGCAGGGCCTCGATCAAGCGACAGCCCCTGCGCGGTTTCACCGTCAGGCGCCGTGGTGTCGCGCAGCGAAAGCCCGGTGATGACGCCGGTGTCGTCAGCTGCACCCGGCACCCAGGCAATGCGCTCATTGCCAGCCGCCGACTGGTCAATATCGACATCGATGGTGAATGCGTCGCCTTCGACAAAGGCGGTGCCACCGCCGGCAATGGTGAACTTGACCTCCTTGGCGAAAGCCGCGCCGCCGGTTGCGGTGCCGACAGCCTTGCCGTCCGGACCTTCGACCCGGAACTTCGATGCTCCGTCCGCGCCACCCGTCGAGCAGGTGACCACATAGCGGCCTTCCTTGACCGAGGCCGTGAATGCAGGCGCAGCGGCAAGGGTCAGGGTACCGTTGCCGGTTCCGCCGGCGACAGCAGCCGCAGCGATTGTGACATTGTCTCCGTCAATCACCGTGGCAAGCGGCGTTCCGAGAACAACCGAACGCACGGCGCCGGAACCCGCCTTGAGGATGTAGGACTCGCGGCAGAACTGCGGGTCGAACTCCTGCTTGACAAGCTGGCTCTCGCGCTTTGGCGCGGTATTGGAATAATACGGCATCATGGACGTGTCTCCTGGTGTCCCGCGTCAGGCCCGCTTGCGGGCGATGCGAGCTATGGGATTGTGGGGTGAACCCGCGTCAGGCGCGCTTGCGCTCAACCCTCGCGGTAATCAGCTTGGAAAGGCCGCTTTCGGCCTTGTTCCCGTCAGCCGGGGTGGCAAGTCCCGCGCCGGCTGCGGCGCGCGCCTTGTCATAGGCGGCTGCCGACGGCTTTTCTTCAGCATCCGCGACCGGTGCGACAGCAAGAACCGCCTTGACATCATCCACCGACATTTCGGTCGTTGCGTGAAGATGGGCGGCGAGCTGCTCACGGCCCTTTGCTTCATCAAGCGCCATGATGGCGGCATGACGATCGCGGTCTGCCTTCACGGCCTCCCGGGCGGCGGTCGCTGTTGCGTCTTCGATATTGGCGGGCTGGGTATCCGCCTTGGTCTTGTCGGTCATGGTGGGGTTCTCCTTCTGGTGACCGGTTGGCGCCGGGGCGGATGCCGTCGGCGGTTTTCGCGTTGCCTGTTTCAGGCTCCATCCGTTGGCGCTTGCCACCGCCCGGAGTTGGTCCGGCGCATGGGCATAGGCGCGGTAATCGAATGCAGCGACGGCGGGTGCCGCGTTGTCATTTGCGGCGTCGGCAAAGCCTTCGGCGATCGCCTGTTCCGGCGTCATCCAGCATTCCGCCTTCATGATCTCCCGGCACTCATCGGCAGTCTTGCCGGACTTGGCCGCATAAACCCGCGCATAGGCGGTCGCCAGTGCCTCGAGCGCCTCGACGGCCTTCTGGTGATCCGCTGAAGTTCCGAACGAAATGCCTGCCGGATCATGGATCATCATGATCGAGCCTGCCGACATGCTGACGGTCTCGCCGGCCATGGCGATCAGCGACGCCGCGGAAGCCGCGACACCATCGACAACCACATTGGTGACGCCCGAGCGCCGCGCGAGAAGCGCGTGGATTGCCGCGCCATCGGTGGCGTAGCCGCCACCCGAATTAATGGCGACCACCAGCTCGGAATCGTCTTCCACCGATGCAAGCGCGACCAGCACCTCGTCATAGGTGAAGCCTTCACCCCACCAGTTGTCGCCTACGAAGCCCGAAAGCGTCAGGGTCTGTCCGTCAAGAGTTGTTGCCATGTCATGATCCTCAAAAGTGAAAGCTGGCTGCGCCGCGCCGGCGCTTGCCCGTCTTTGCGTCGCACGCGCCGGCAAGGCGGCCGAGTTCGGCATCGAGATCGGCGAGCGAGACCGTCGCGTAGCGCATCCGCCGCCGGGTTACCGGAGAGGCTATTTCGCCTTCCTCGACAGCATCACCAGCAAGGCGCTTGAGCTTGATTGCGTACAGCGCCTGGTAGAGCGCGCACGGGTCGTCCATATCGACGGTCGCGCCATCGATCTTTACGGTCGCCATCAGCAAGCCCTCAGTTTGTGTTCTGGACTTCGACCGGCTGTGCCGGGGCCGGTGCGTCGCGGTCGTAGGGCGACCGCATTCCCGCATCGACGTAACGCTTGTGATCGGCGCTGCGCTCGTCGAACAGTTCGTCGGCGTCAACACCCTTCAGCTCCGCCTCGCGCGGAATGCTGGACGTGCCGTTGGCAATCCGCTCGCTGGCTGCCTTCTCCGACTTCAGGTCGTCCGCCGTCGGTTTCTCCGGCCCCTGCCACTGGGCCCAGCTCGCGGCGTCCTTGTTGGCCCGGTAGTTCGAGAGCCCACCCGGAAACGGGATCGCACCTGTCTCGATCTTCTCGTCGAGCCATTGCTCGTAAATCATCTGGTACATCGGCGCCGCGATGTGCTCGCGCCTGCGCATCACCACAGGCCAGATCGACGCGTTTTCCATCCGCACCGATGAATAGGTCGCGGCCCCATGGTCCATCGTGTAGGCGCCGTAGGTGACCCCGATCGCGCGCGCCATATCGCGATCAAGCGACTGCGTCAGCGGCAGGTAATTGTCGCCCGGCGACTGCGCCTGGCGGAACTGCAGATCCTCGTCGGGGCCCAGCACCGGAATGCGTGACCCGCCGGTCAGGCTGACCCCGCCCTCGGCCGCGCGATCCAGCGTGCTGCCCAGATAGCCCAGCACATTGTCGTAGATTGCCTTTCCGGCTGTGTTGCCATCCTTGGCCAGTTCCTGCAGCGATTCGATCGCCTCGGCTGCCGGCAGTTTTGAAGTCAGAACCGCGGCAAAGAATGTCTGTACGATCAGCGTCTGAAGTGTCGCCTCGCGCGCCACCTCGGTCTGCGCGTGCTGCTTGAGAATTGGCGTCAACTGCGAGATACCGCGCACATCGTCGGCGTCGAGCGGATCGAAGATATGCATGACCACCGGCCGACCGCTGGCGTCATAGGCCGGGTATCGCACCTTCTTCGGAAATCCGTTCTGACGCTCCTCGAACAGGTACCCTTCGGCGCGGCCGTTCTCGTCGTGATAGACGCCCTGGAACAGTCGCAGCGCGTCATTGGTGTCCTGCACCAGGCGCGGCGGCGGAACCAGCAAGGTCTTCGATCCTGTCCGGATACCATACCTTGCCCGCTGCCCTGCATCGAAATGCGTCAGGATCCCCGTTGTCTCACCGAAAGCAATGTGCCAGCGCAGCGAGATTGCGACCAGTTGCGGCACCGTGAACTTGCCGCGATGATCGCACTCGCGCGGATTCCATGAGTCCTTCTTCCACTCGCCCTTCACCAGTTTGGACCAGGCTACCGATCGCTCCTGCGACCAGCCGAGCTTTGCATAGTCAGGGGCCGGTTTCAGGATCAGCTCGGACCCCACGGTGTCGGCGATAACCTGGTCTACAGCGCCCTTGAGCCGCCCCGAATTGTGGATGAAATCCAGCGCCAGCGCCGCTGCCCGCCGCCACGAACGGCGGATCTCGTCGCGGCTCTCCGAGACCGGCGTCAGCCGAGCGGAAAGGACACCGGACGGGCTGTCGCGCAACATGCGCATCACCGGCCGCGCCACGGGTCCGGCAACGGCCCCGCGCGGCTTCACGGAGCCGTCTCGCGCAACACTCGGTACCCGCATCATTTTCGCCTTTTCCATTTGGCCAGCACATCTTCGGCCGGCGCTTTGTTTGTAGCCGCTGCCTGCGCGGGAGCATCGGTCGATGCATCCTCCCCGCCCCGTGCGGCAATCTGTTGCGACACCGGCGAGAACAGCGTCTGCGCTGTCGCAGGCGTCAACTGCACCCTCAGCGCCGCCCAACCCGCGGGCGTCAGCCTTGACAGACCAAGATGCTCCGCCATCGCCATCGCGTAGATCCGGCAATCGAGAAAGTGGTTGTCGCGCCGGATCTTCTTCCACTCCTCGACGAGGCGTCCGCGCACCATCTTCTGATCGAAATATTCCGCCGTGATCTGGCGGAAGAATTCTTCGTTCCGGGCCTCGTTGAAGTGGCAATACCCTGGCGGGTCGACCACCTCACCGGAACGAATCCCGAGCCGGTGCAGGTTTCCGTAGAACTCGCCCTTCAGCGACCATGTCCCGACCGGCCACTGCATAGTGGAACCGATGCGCTTGCGCTTGCCGCCCTTGCGAACCGATTTCCTTGTCGGAACACCGATGGCAGGCACCCCGCGGCCGTGCTTGCCGGCGATCGCATAGGTGTCAGGCCGCTCTCGGCACCATTCCAGCACCTGCGTGGTGCGGTTGCCGTCGCCGGAATCCACTGCCATCGCCCCGACGCGGCGTGCCGATCCATAGGAATCGGGCCACTCCGTTCGGTAAAGCTTGTCTAGCTTCACCCATGCCCCGGCGTTCTTGTCGTCGGTTTCCCCTTCGAGAAACTCGGCGTGCACCGACCAGGACTGCCTGTCCGAGCCGAACGGCACGAACTCGACATATATGCCGTTGTGCTGCACGTCGGCGCCTGCGACAAATATCAGCCCGTCCGGCGGGATGACGCCGTCCGGATAGTCCTCGCGGCGCTCCATCAGCCGCTGCCAGTCCGGCGCGTTACCGCGCATCTGGTAGGGCAGCGCCCGCACCAGGTTGTGATAGTCCTTGGCACCCGCCTCGCCGCGTTTCTCAGCCTTCAGCTTGTCGTCGGCAATGTCGCCCAGACTCATGAGCAGGCTCATGAAGGCATCGACATGGAAGCCCGGATGCCTGTCCGGGCCACTTTGTGTCGGCCGGTACTCACCGGCGCGAACGATCGACACCCGCTCGGCCTCGTCTATCCAGTGGCCGCATTGAGGGTTCGGACATACCAGCACGCTCTTGTGGGGGTGTTCCCGATCGATCTGCAGCAGGTCGTCGCTCATCACAAACCACTCATGGCACTCCTGACACTCGACGTTCCAGAACCGCTGGTCGGACCGTTTGAACGACCGGTCGATCCGGCAATGCCCGGGGTCGTCGCCGAGCGCGTCGCCGGAATCGAGTTCCGGCGTCGACAACTCGAATATCTTGTAACTCCGCTGCCGGCGAAACGCGGTGAAGCGTCCGAAGAACAGCGTCTCGGGATCCGCGCCGTTCGCCAGCTCGCCCCACTTCGAAACCTCGTCCTTGACCCCGAAGCGGCAGGTCTTCATGGACAGGTCCATAACTGTGTTGGCGTTGGCGAGCGAGATGTACCCTCCCGGGAACCGCTTCTCGTATGTCGTCGAGTTGCGCCCCGAACGGCTCGTCACCGGCAGGATGATCCGCTTGCCGGTCTTCGCCTGCCAGGCATCAATCAAAGGCTGCAGTTTCTGCCCGTTGATATCCTGCAGCGCGTCAATGCCGGGCACCCCGTACAGGATGTTGTCCGGGCAGATCTCCGCGATGTAGAGGCACCACGACAGCGCCAGGATCGAAACCCCTGTCTGCTGCGCCTTGCGGACAGTGACCAGGTTCGCCGGATGCTCCTGGCTGAGACACTCGGCGATCTCGACCAGATAGGGCGCGTCCCGCGGCGACCACAACTCGCCCTTGCGCGGACCGTCGACGAGAACAACGTTTTCGGCAAGCCACTCCACAAACGGCTTTGGCGGTTGCGGGCGGATAGCCTCGGCGAGCCGTGAGGCCACCAGCTGCAATGCGCCTGGGTGAATGGTCACGCCCGGGTCTCTTCATCCTCGATGACATCCCGCTCCGGAGCGGATGCCGCAATTTCCTTGAACCTCTCGGCGATCGAAAGGCTGATCTGGTGAGCAACCTCCCTCAATGCCGTCCGCAACCCGTGTACGCCTTCCTTGGCGAAGGGCGCAGAAAGATCGTCGGCATGGTTCGGTAGCCTGGCGATGATCGCCTGCGTTTCCCGTCCCAGGCTGTCGAGCGCTGCAGCCACGGCGTCAGCGCTGATCAGCCGGCCGCAGGCTTCGTCGTGCTGAAGCTTCAGACGGCTGTAGCGGAGCCACTCATTGAGCCGGCGCGCTTCCTCGAAGGAATCACCCTCTTGCTCAATAGGCGGCGCGCCATCGCGCTTCGGTTTGTCCTCGGACGGTGACGGCCGCGACGCCAGCACCTTGGCCGGGTTCTGGAACTTGTCGCGATAGTGATCGATGTGACCCACCGACACCCGGACGATCCGCTCCCGCCCGTCCCGCTCGACCGGGATCTTGTCGTGCTTCTCGACCAGCTCCCGCACGGTCTTCGAAATCGCCTGGCGGGAAATCCCGTCGCGCGCCGCAATCTCCGACAGCGTCATCATCACTGTCTCGACCATGACCGCCTCAAATTCCTCTATGACAACCTGACAACGCCACCTCAGCGCCACTGACAACCTGACAACCCAACCAAAACCCCTGCAAAACTGGCAGGATTCCGGGGTCGTCCCGCCCCGCTCGGGTTGGAGAAGGGGTACGGTCCCTAATTCTCCCGGACCACATAGCCGGCACTAGCGACTGGCGGCGAGGCGTGCGAGACGGCGATCGATCTCGTGCAGAAGACGTGGCGCGAAGTCGCGGTCCATGATCGACTGCGCCAGGCGTTCGAACTCGCCGTGACGATCCGCGCCCATGGCGTGGGCAGGGTTGGCGGCGTAGAGTTCGCGGACCGGCAGCCGCGCCGAGCCCTTGCGAGCCAGCACTGCCGAACCGCCCGAGATCTTCGACGAGGCGATGAACGCACTGGCGTAGGATCCGCGGCCGCGAACGCTCACACCCTTGCGGGTCTGCCGCGCGCCTAGTTGCGCCAAAGAAATCCAGCGAGAGCGCAGCCTGATCTCGACATCGTCACCGGTCAGCCGCATCGCGGACGCGCCCCGGACAAGCCGGTAAGGCAGGCCGGAATAGCTCGCCGCCAGCCGCGTGATCTGTGTGCGGGCCTTCTTACCGGTATGATTGACCGCCGAGCGGAACGCCTTGGCCTTCATCTCAGCAGGCAGATTGTGCATGGCGGCACCGAGGACGCGAAAGTCGCTCGCGTCGATTTGCACCCTTGCCTGGCTCATGCCCGTTCTCCCACGAAAAAAATCGCCGGGATTGCCAGCGGGTTTGAAGATGGTCTGTTGTCCTTTTCAGGGTGAGATGAGTTTTGCCCATCGGGGCGGCTCGCACTGTCCGCCATCGCCATTCCACACCCTCCGAAACGACTTCGCCCCGAGCCGGGGAAGCCGGTCGGGGCGAATCAAGCAGATCAATCTGTTTTACCGTGGTTGAGTAACCACCAAATTCCCGCACCTGTCAATTGGCTCCGCATTTCCGGCCGTCAGATCCGGCTTTTCTAACTGACACATCCGGCCCTTTGGTGCGGTTCGAATGAAGCATCTCGCTACATTCTGCAGAATTATACATGCGGGCGTTCTCACTAAATGCGCTACCGCATTTAGCCGAAAGTATCGTCGACCCGTGGAGTTCTGGGGAATTTTTAGATGACCGAGTTGATAGCTTTCATCTCTCGGGCAGCCCTTTGAAGTCCGGAGTGCCGAAACCGTCACTTTTCATCTGCTCGTTTAACTGTTCTACCGCAGCCATTGCATCATCCCCTATTTTCGAAAGCATATCCGTTCGCATTGAGGCCAAATCGCCTGGATTGACAAGCATGGTCTTGCGCAGGATGAAACCAGCCCAATGAATTACGGCATTCCCTATCTTTTGAAGCAAATCGGCTGTTGTCTCAGGTCGCGGCTTGCCTAAGTATATGAAGAGGGCTTTCCAATCTTGAATCCCCGGCACCAACGTGGCACGGGAGCTCCGGAGCGCATTAACCGCTAAATTGACCGCCGCCCTAGCTTGTTGTAGCCAGATTTCCGGGACGTCTTGATTTTGAGCGAGTGTCTTGAGCTCCTCATAGACGGTGACGGCCTCGTCCAGCCGGGCTTCGTGGGCGCCGAGGCAGCCGACGAGATTGACCGCCGCCCTAGCTTGTCGTAGCCAGATTTCCGCGACGTCGCGATTTTGAGCGAGTGTCTTGAGCTCCTCATAGACGGTGACGGCCTCGTCCAGCCGGGCTTCGTGGTTGCCGAGGTAGCCGACGAGATTGACCGCCGCCATAGCTTGTTGTAGCCAGATTTCCGCGACGTCGCGATTTTGAGCGAGTGTCTTGAGCTCCTCATAGACGGTGACGGCCTCGTCCAGCCGGGCTTCGTGGTTGCCGAGGTCGCCGACGAGATTGACCGCCGCCATAGCTTGTTGTAGCCAGATTTCCGCGACGTCGCGATTTTGAGCGAGTGTCTTGAGCTCCTCATAGACGGTGACGGCCTCGTCCAGC